TGCGAGTGCAGCGTCCTGCCGTTGAGAGGATCACGAAATATCTGCACCATGACTTGCTGACCGCTATCTAAATGTGAGGTGTACACCTCGTAGATGTAGGTCTTTGCGTCCATGGTTTTCGCTTGCCTTCCGTCGGTACATCGACCCTAGGCAATGGGTGTGACTAAAGCAAGGATTTCGCCTGTTTCCATTGCTGCACAAGGGTTGGAACGCGGTCGCCGACATAGTAAAAGATGTGCCATGGCTCTGATTGCACTTCCCATGTAAAGCCGTAGGCCTCAATGTTCTTCAACATAAAGTTCATGCGGCCTGTTTCTGATGCGTCGCTAATGTCAACTGCCAGCCCGAGATTATGACGGCTCGTGCCGGGTGCAGCCATCGGTGCACAGTTCGGCTTTAGGTAGTAAATGTTGCCTTTCCACACGCGCGTTGATGCGCCTGCGATCGGCTGGGTCTGGTAGCGAGCAAGAAAGCCTGTGGTCTGTGTTGAGATGCTGCGATAGGTGTCGGCTGCCGATGTCGGCTTAAAGGTTTTGACACCAGCAGCGAAGGCTGCATCGCGTAATGCCATGTATGCGTCAGCTGCCAATGGGTGCAGTTTGCCGTATGGCTTGACATCGACGAGCAGGCCTGCTGGTAGTTCACCCGGGGTTACATGGGCAAGTGTTGACGGCATTACCAACTTGTGATAGTGGCGCTCGAGTTTGTCTGGGACGACAGTGAGCGTCGGTGCTTTAGGCTTCGGGGTTTTTGCCGATGCCATAAGCCTTGTTCTTCGGGTTGACATAGCCAATGAATAGTGGTGCTACAGCTGCGATGGCTGCGCCTAGTAGGTCGTTGGGGTCTGTGTTGCCTGACATGTAGAGCGCTACTGCTGCTGCAATGGCACTGTTGATGTAGGTCGAGATCATTGCTTTGTCACTTGCTTTCATGTTCTATGTCCTTTGCTTTTGATTTTAGTCCGTTTGATGCTACGAGGCCTGAGAGTGTGCCTGTCATAAACACTGTCAGCGTAGAGAGTAGCTCAATGAAGGCTGAGTCGTTCGGCGATTGGTGTCCGATTGGCTGGGTGACGAACATGAGCGCATACACGAAGCCTAGGACGGTGATGGCAAACACGCTTGCAAGGATGATGCCGACCACAACGATTAGTCGAGCATGCAGCTCTTCGGGTTTAAGGCGTTGTCTCATAAATTAGGTCTCTAGTGCATGTGCCTGATGGGTTGCATAATGGTGGCTCGCACTCTGGGTTCTTCCAGTTGGCTGGGTCTTGGCATGGGTAACGATATGAGCCGTCATAACCGCATCCATTGACTGCTACTGCGACTACTGCGACCATAAAAATTAGCGCCGCATACTTGACCCATTTCATTAACTTGGTTCAGGTATGGCGTTCACTTGAATCTGAATGAACTCTTCGTATTCTGTTGGTGTCATTGGTCGTACTACATCATCGACTTGGATGTGTACTTCGTCGTGTGGGTACATTGCTACTGCTTCGGCGTATGTCATAAAAGTCCTAACTGTTTGTGTATCCGTAAACGCGGATAACTCCGCCCGTTAGCGTTCCTGAATCTGGGATAATAGTAAACGCTGTGTAGGTTGAAGTGTCGACGGTGTTGCCGAATCCGACCATGCCATAAGTGGCGTTAGCGCCTGTCGTGGTGAACCCAGTATTTTTTGCCAAGTTAGGCGAAGTAATATCTATAACCGAACTTAACCCGTTTGCCGATTTGCGCCCGCAAGCAACCCGTGTAGTAGAGGTTTGTGTTCCTGTTGTGCCTGACGAAAATTCTTGATTTACTGCTGAAGATGCATACCCCGTAGTTTTTGCGCCAACTTGTATAAATAGTTCGCCCGATGTGCTCGCAGCACCACCAGCAATAATGATGCGATAATTGTCATAAGTAGCACTGAACGCGCCCGACACTGTCACGGTTGCTACAGCGCTACCAATGGTTGTAGCACTAACAAGCACCATGCCCGGGGTCGTGCCAACCGAAACCCAGTTAGACCCGTCATATACGAGAGTTTGCTTAGTGCTTTCCAAGTACGCGTACTGGCCCTCGGCAAGTGTCTTTTCGCCCGTGCCACCAAAAGCCGCATCGCGCTCAACGCTCGAGGCAAACACGGGGATGCCCGAGTTTGTAATGTTCATGTCCGCCGCTGTTAGGACTTCGCCTGCTGTATAAACGGGGACTGTGGTTACTGCGTTTGCTCCCATAATGCTCCTTATCCTAAGACATTTTCTTCATCTATGCGACCATACACACTGTCGTCCAAAATCAGCTCAAAAACGAGCGTCGTGGGTGAGGTAAACAGGGTAATCCTGTGGCCTGTTGATAGGTCGATCTCGTGCTGGATGCCCTCAATCGCCAGCTCTTGTGCCAACGATGTGATCGTGACCCCACTGGTAAATGACTTCTCTATGGTAATCGTGTTGCCGATCTCAAGGATTGCCACGGTGTCGCGCTGGGCATCAGTCAGGGATGCAAACAGCGTTGACACATTGGTGTAGCGCGCCTCTGGCTGGCCTACGAGCAGGTAGTTGGCTAGGTCGAGGGCTGCTGTGTCGTTGTGGACTAGCGCGTCCGAGATGGCGGTGGTCTGAATGAAGTAGGTCGCCTGAGATGTCAAGTCCTCGGCGATCTCTGGGGTTGTTGCCCCAGCGTGGGTTACTGATGCGCGGTTTATGACTTGATTAGCCTCAAACGAGATGCCCACATTGTCGTAAGGGATTGCTGTGCCGTCATCGTGGAAGTCTGCTGATGATGCCGAGAGCGTGTTGCCGATGCGGTCTTGGAATGTGAACACTCCGTCGCGCGAGATAAAGATGCGCCCCTGTACAGACTCGTTGATCTTGGCTGTGTAGGCAGCGACCGATGTGCCGTTCGGGACGGTGTACGCAGCTGCGCCGCCAAGGGTAATTGTTGAGGTCTCAATGTTCTGCTCACCCGGCAACTGAAACGCATTGACCTCAGGCAAGGCAAGTAGAGCGACTAGTCGAGCGCTGGCAAGTTGCTCGGTCACATTGAACTCGTTTAGGTAGGTTTGGCTGAGCAGATAAAAGTCATCAGCGCAGGACACACTGACTGTATCGAGGCCGCCCAAATTGAAGTTATACGAATAGTCCACGATGTAACCGTTGAACAGTTCCTCGCCTTCACGGCTTAGCACGACTTTACGCATCGGGGCTAGACCCGGCACAGCCTGAGCGGTGTCGTAATACGGTGACTGTGTATCGAACGGGTTAAAGATGCCGCCCGTAAAAGTGTCGTTTAGATCGAAGCTCATTGTGCCAGCAGTGAACTGGTCGCCGATGTCTCTGCGTCCACGGAACACGCTGATGCCTGTAGCGCCGTCGATCACGGAAGCAAACTCGGTAGAGCCGTCTAGCACATAATCGGGTGAGTCAAGTACGCCCTTTACTGGGTCGTCAAGTGTAAACGCGTCAACGAGGAAGCCTGTAGCGATCTTGAGATCGTAAGACCCTGACTGGACGATCGTGGCAGCCATTAGGCGACCTGTATTTGTGCTGGGCCGTCCACTCGGTTCATGGCTTTAATGCTGTTTACTACAGCGCGACCGATATCGGCTGATGTTGCCAGACCGCCGTTGACATTAACTGTGATCGGTGTGCCGCGCTCAACCATGAACTGATCGAACAGGCTGGAGAAGTCTGCTGCGTTGCCCGTGATGCCGTAGTTGCCGCCAAGGTTGCCTGCATAGTTCTTGCTTAAGTCTAGGACGCTTGAGGACTTGCCACCGCCGCCACCAGCAGCTGGGGCTGGTGCGACTAGCGCCGACTCGATCATTGCCATAGGGCTGGAGCCAATAGAGCCTGTGCCGCCTTCACGCGCAAAGCCTGAGCCTCGAGCAGCTGGGGTATCTAGTTCTGGCAGTGCGGTGTAGTCAAGCATTGGAACTAGCGGTATTAGGTCAATGCTTACACCCGGTATTACATTGAGCGCGTTAATTAGTTGGTTGAGTCCGATGATTGCAGCGTTAATGATCTGGTTA